AATCCAATTGTAGAGGATCCTAAAGAGACCATCATCGGGATGGATGGAGACATCATCAAGATTGGAGCTAAGACGTTTTTGCGTAATGAGAGAAAGGCCCTGACAAACGACAGCTATGAGCTGAATGAAGTCATCCGCCAGTTTCCATTTACAGAAGACGAGGCGTTCAGGGACTCAACAAAGTCAAGTCTGTTCAACATCGGGAAGATATACGAACAGATTCAGTACAACGATGAGCTATACCCTGACCCTGTGGTGCGTGGTAACTTCTTCTGGGAGAATGGAGTTCAGGATACTAAGGTACAGTTTAAGCCAGACCCTGACGGCAGGTGGTATATTACTTGGATGCCAGATCCTGACGACAGGAGTATTATGAAGATCGAGAACGGTAAGCGTGTGGCTCCTAACCATATGTATGGATGTGGTGGAGTTGACTCCTATGACCTAGACGCTACTGTAGATGGCCGTTCATCTAAAGGTGCCTGCCATATGTACCTGAAGTTTAATATGAAGTACCCAAGCAATATGTTCGTTGCTGAGTACGCATCACGCCCACCTCTGGCTAGAATCTTCTACGAAGATGTACTGATGGCAGCTGTATTCTTTGGCTTCCCGCTACTTATAGAAAATAACAAGTACGGAATCGTTAGATACTTTGAATCCAGGGGGTACGATGGGTACGTTATGGACAGGCCCGAACACCTCGGAGGATCAACAAACCACGTCACGGTAAAGTCAAAGGGTATCCCATCAAACTCGCAGGATGTTATACAGGCTCACGCTCAGTCAATTGAGGCATTCATCCACGAGCACGTGGGCCTGAACAATGAGACGGGATCATACGGAAAGATGTACTTCAGTAGAACACTTGAGGATTGGATTAACTTCAAGATAGACGACAGGACCAAGTATGACTTGTCTATATCTTCCGGTCTCGCACTACTAGCAGCGCAGAAAGTTGTCAAGGAGAAAAAGACTACGAACTTCAATGATAAAGTGTTCTTCCGTAAGGTAAAACAAATAGTTCGATAATTCAATACCTTTGTATGAAATATGCGACATTACGTCGTAAAATAAGGCTTAACGTATGATAGATGATGTAGGATTGAGCTCAGGACTCGGATTCCCTGACCCGCTAGCGCCACACGCTGTAAAGGTCACAAAGGAATACGGGCTCAAGTATGCGAAAGGCGTATATGCTCAGTGGGGTGGAACAGATACTACTGGTTCACTATACAATAGAAGATGGAAGGAGTTTCAGATAAACCGAGACTACGCAAATGGTACGCAAGATACCAACATCTATAAGCAGATCTTAACGTCATTAGACCCTAACAATGGAGACGGTGCGCTTATGTCGCTAGACTGGACTCCAGTTCCAATTGTCCCCAAGTTTGTAAAGGTTGTCGTTAATAAGATTCTGTCCACTGAGCCATTCCCTAATGTAGACGCTATCGATCCTATCTCTCAGACGGAGAAAGATAAAGAGAAGGCTAAGATCAAGTTCCGCATCGAGAACAAGGCTGCCATCATCCAGGCAAGAGACGCTGGTATTGATGTCAAGTTTAATCCCGATGATTTGCCTGACACGACAGAGGAGGCAGAGATCTTCCTGGAGTCTTCAGTAAAGACAAGTGCAGAGATTGCTGCACAGATTGCAACAAGGTTGACTCTGTCTTGGAACGACTTCAATGAAAGAATCTACAGACGTAACGTAGAAGATATCGTAACACTGGGTATGGCTGTTGTCAAGAGAGACAATGACCCTAACTACGGCATCAAGACCAAGTATGTAGACCCAGCGTTCTTCATCCATAGCTTTACGGACGACCCTAACTTCACAGACTGTGTGTATATGGGCAGTATCCAGCGGATGACAATTCAGGAGCTGAAGCGTATTGCAGGAGACCAGTTTACGGAAGATGAGTACAAGAGAATTGCAAACAGCGTAGCCAATAGACTTGGAAACAACGCAGACAGGTTGATGGATATGCACTTTGATCCATCTCTCAGTTCATACAACTACGGATACGATGAGTTCACCGTAGAGATTATGGACTTTGAGTTCGTAAGCGTAGACCAGATTATTTTCGAGAAGAAGACATCTCGCTTTGGTAACGAAGGATTCTACTACAAGGGATACACGTACAAGGCCCCAGCGCAGTCAGTTTACGACAGGGAGCCGGTTGCAATGAACAACGCCACGCTATACGGAGGTAAGTACATTGTAGGTACAGATTACTTGTTCGATTACGGTCTGAAGAAGAATATCCCGAAAAACATTCACGATCTTTCTAGAACTAGGTTCTCTTACTCTGTTGTTGCGACAAACATCAGACGTATGATCCCAAAGTCTATGGTCAGCGGTGTTATTGGATTCGCAGACCAACTCCAGCTTTCTCACCTGAAGATTCAACAGTCTGTTGCTAAGGCTAAGCCTGACGGATTGCTTGTAGACATCGAAGGTCTTGAGAACGTACAACTCGGACGTGGTGGAGAACTGCAGCCACTGGATATCCAAGACATCTACGAACAGACGGGTATATTCTACTACCGTTCTAAGAACCCTGATGGATCATTCCAGAACCCACCTGTACGTTCACTGGACAACAGCATCAGAAACATCAACGAGTTGATTACGCTGTACAACCACTACCTGCGTATGATTCGTGATGCTACCGGTATCAACGAGGCTATGGACGCTTCTACTCCAAAAGGAGAGCAACTGGTAGGTGTACGTCAGCAGGCCATTGCGGCTGGAAATAATGCGATCTACGACATTACTAACGCATCTATGGTACTCTACCGCAGAGTGTGTGAAGATGTCGTTAAATGCCTTCAAATCATCCCTGTGAACTCTGTGCTGTATAAGTCATACGAGAACGCTATCGGCAGGGAGAATATGACGGTACTCAGTTCGTTTAAGGACTTGCCTATGTATAACTTCGGTGTGCGTGTGGTAACTGAGATGAACGACCAAGACAAGGCATATCTTGAGGCTAACATCCAGGCGGCACTTAGCACTGGAGAAATTGACCTAGAAGATGCCATCGCTATCCGACAGCTTCGTGACGTAGACCAGGCGGAGAAGCTGCTTATCGTGCGTAGAAAGAAGCGTATCAAGCAGCGCCAGGAGATCGCAGCGCAGAACTCTCAGATGCAGGCACAGGCAAACATTCAGACCGCACAGGCTAGTGCACAGGGCGAGGCTCAGCTGGAGCAACTGAAGTCTCAACTAGAGGTGCAGAAAATGCAGATTGAGGCCCAAGTTAAGTCACAGCTTTTGCAAGTTGAGTACAGCCTGAAGATGCAACTGGAGCAGGTAAAGATGGGAGTCCAGCAGCAGCAAGATCAAGAGAAGACCCAGCAGATGCAGGCTATGGAAGAGATGAAGGAGGAGAAGAAAGATGAGCGAATCGACAAACAGGCTGTCGCTCAGTCCAAACTAATCTCACAAAGACAGGGCAAAAGACCTGAACTTACTGACGAGCAGGAGGATGACATTATGAAAATCCTAGCTGGAGAATAACGTATATTTGCATAACAGACTATTGACTTTTTAAAAATTTCTAAATATGGCTCACGAGAATATCCAAGCGGATACTAACTTCTACCGCCAGTCCTTTGGACAGGCTGGTTTCAGAGTTATTACATCTGCCTTCGTACCAGTTTCAGGTGAAGAATATAGAGTTATTTTGCCCCTAGAAACATCTACCGTTAGTGCTGTATCTCTTGATGCAGTTGGCGATAATCTGTCATCAGTATCTCTGCCAGCTAACCTTGCTGTGTATGGATTGTTTTCATCTGTAACCGTGGCTAGTGGAAAGGTGCTAGCCTACATTGCCTAAGTTATGTTGGGTCTGGGTTTAGGTTTAAATAAGTAATCTAGTAAAGATTATTACTCGTGAAAAACGACAGCACAGAAGCGGTAGCCGCATCTTGGGGTTTGACTATAGGAGGTCTTACGCTAGCACAAGTTCATCAGATTGCTGGACTATTTGTTATGATCGCTTCTTTCTGCTATACCATATGGAGATGGCATAGAGATATCAAGAACGAAAAATGAATTTGCTGATAGAGCGTATATTTAAAAATTGGAAAACAACACTTCTGGGCTTAGCTATGATAATTGCCTGTTTCGTGTTGGTATTCCTAGAGAAGGCCACCCTCACTGAAGCTTCAGTCTTCATCGTAGGTGGCTTTACTATGTTATTTCTACGTGACTCGGCAGATGGTGTGAAGAAAAATCCAAGAAGATACGATGGAGAGTAGATATTTTAGACTGTCAGAAGTAGAGGCATCTCACGATGCTAAGCGGCTTGGCATAGATAACAGCGCCACCAAAGAGGTAAAGAAGAACGCTGAGTATCTAGCTAAGAATCTGCTTGATAAGGTGCGTGAACACTTTGGCGTACCTATCTACATATCTTCCTGGTACAGATCACCAGCGTTAAACAAAAAGATTAAGGGATCATCCACCTCTTTGCACCTGACTGGTTGTGCTGTGGATATCGATATGGATGGTAGAAACTCTGTATCAAACAAGCAGGTATTTGAATACATCAAGGATAATATGCTGTTCACTGAGCTTATCTGTGAACACCCAGATTCCAAGGGTAATCCTGCGTGGGTACACGTTGGGTTAGTTAAGGGCAGAGAAGAAGAGATGGAAGTATTGATCGCTAAAAGAAATAAAAATGGCAAGACTACTTATTCTCATTATCCTGCTTAGCTCTTGCTCCGCTGAATGGCATCTAAAAAAAGCTATCAAGAAGGATCCTGAAATTGTAAGCAACATACTTATCTATAAGTACGATACCCTGTGGACAAACTCTATCAGGCTAAAGGATTCTGTTAGCATTGACTTCAGAGACAGCGTACTGATAACCAATGATACCATCGTAATCAAGTTAAAGAAGACGGCTAATAACAACATAAGCGTAGATGCTAAGGTTGTGCCGTATCCTATATATAGAAAGGTCACTCAATACAAGACCGTAATAAAACAGAAGGAGAAGAAGCTTGAGTCTTTCTTCTGGCAGATTGTTTTAGCTACTATTGTAGTACTTGGTTCTCTGAGAATAATTAATAAAAGCATCGAGTAATGGGCCTTATAGACGTATATAGGATTAATCCTGCTGACCAGTTTTCAGTATTTAGCCCGTCATTGAGGAAGACTCAGGAGATAACGTATTACACGTTGTTGGCTAAGATCCGTGGTGATTTAAACATAACCAGTACGTCAGGTAATGCTGCCCAGTGGGATGAAGCCTACAGGGAGACAATTGTATCAGGAGCTGTAACTGGATACCAGACAAAGACAATTACGCTCACTAGAAGAGATGGTTCTGAGATATCATTTAGTTTCCAGGACTTGAATCCAATTCCAGAGGATACCCTGGATATGGTAACTACTCGTGGCAACACGACTGTAAATACTATATCTGTAGGAGGTGTATTAACTCCCTGGGTAGACCTTGACACATCGTATAGCAACGGCAACATTGTAGGACGCATATCTTGGGATCAGGATAACGCCACTATGGATGTTGGCCTGAATGAGAACACCATCCTTAAAGTTGGACAAGATGATCTGTGGTATGTAAAGAATCAAACTGGTTCTACGATTCCAAAGGGAACTGTCGTGATGGCTGTTGGCACTTTAGGAGCCTCTGGACGCATCTTAGTAGCTCCTATGGTGGCAGATGGTTCAGTGAGTCCGAAGTACATCTTAGGTATCGCCTCAGAGGCTATTGAAGATGGCTCCGAAGGATATGTATTAGCTAAGGGTAAACTTAGACAGATTAACACAGCTGCATATGTCAACGGACAGGTATTGTGGTGTAATCCAGCATCTCCCGGTGGACTTACTGCAACAGAGCCGCAGGCACCTAACTTAAAACTTCCGATTGCATTTGTAGTAAATGCTGCAAGTAACGGAACCTTGGCTGTTCGTGTAAATACTGGATCAACGCTGTCGGAAAATAACCAGGTCCAGTTTGGAACCCTGCTTAACAATGACGTTCTTACATATGTCTCTGCTAACTCTAGATGGCAGAACGTTCCTATCTCAACGCTAGCTGCAACTGCTGCGTTTAGTACCATTGCTGTAACTGGACAGTCAAGCATCGTAGCTGACTCTGTGTCTGACACCTTGACCGTTGCTTCAGGAACTGCTATATCTATTACCACAAACGCATCAACTGATACGTTAACAATTACCAACACCGCTCCTGACCAGATTGTATCTCTTACAGGTGCTGGAAC